GGATAAGATATCTTCTGTACTAAGAGTATACGGTATAGTTGTGTTACCTTTGGAAGAGATGGCTAACAATCTTTCAGAGGTAGAAGAGCGTTGTCCTAAGACAAAAGATTTTATTGAAAAACAAATCGGAAGGTTAATGAAGTATGGCGAACAAACAAAAAGCTCTACATGAACTACTCGGAATCCCTGATGAAATAGATTTGAATAAGGAAAAGCTTATTATTTACCTTGAAGAAGGCGCTACAAATGAAGAGTTCACAGTAAGACTTTTTGATATCTCAACAGGAAATGAGCCTACTCTTATAAAAGAGATAGGTTATGGTATACTTTCTTATCTTCATGATGAGGATGTGATTGATGGATTAAAAGAAGCAGGAAAGTATTCTTTCAATGTTCAGAAACAAAATATCAGCTACTCAGATAATGTAATTGACTTTAAAAAAGTACATTAATTGTCCAACCTTCTAGGAGTATTATATAAAATGTCTAACAAGGATAATATTGACAAACCTCCTCATTACAATAAAGGAAACTTAGAAACTATAGAGCTAATCAAGAACTCTATGTCATCTTCAGAATTTGAGGGATACCTGCAAGGAAACATTATCAAGTACATATCACGCTATAAGTATAAAGGAACTGCTCTAGAAGATGTTTACAAAGCTGAGTGGTATGTAAAAAGATTGATTGGAGAATTAAAAATGTATATAGATTCTTATGGTGATTATAGTAAAAGACGAGAAGATAATGCAGAGTAAGTTACGTTCCTTCCATGAATCTTTTAGTCATCCTGTTGATAAAGAATATTTAAGATCTTCAAAAGATGCTGATGGTTCTCCTATAATCGGAGACTTAGAAAAACTAAGAATTAATTTAATATTTGAAGAGTTTGAAGAAGTCATGGATGCTTTAAATAATGACAAGAATGCAGAAGATATATTAAAAGAACTTTGTGATCTTGTTTATGTTTGTATAGGGTTTGCTGATACATTTGGTTGGGATTTTGATACAGCTTTTAATAGAGTACATGAATCTAATATGTCTAAATTAGGAAAGAATGGTGAACCTATCTATAGAGACGATGGTAAAATATTAAAGTCAGATCAATATAAAGAACCTATTTTGAAAGATTTAGTGTAAGAAATGGAGAATGTAGAAATGAAGATACCTATCGATGCTGAACTTCTTAATGAAGTTCTTAATTACCTATCAAAGAAACCCTTCGGAGAAGTCAATAGTCTGATTAGTAGATTAATAAGCGAAGGAAAAGTTTTTGAAGGGGAAAGACAAGAGGAGATGTCTATTGATGTTACCGACTAATTATCAATCCTTCATTCATCAATCTAGATATAGTCGTTGGTTAGAAGAAGGAAGAAGAGAAACTTGGGAAGAAACAGTAACTAGACTTCTTAATTTTTACAGAGATTTTATTAAGAAGAACCATGATTACTCCATGCCAAAGGAGATACATACAGATTTGTATGTAGCAATGGTAAAGCTTAATATCATGCCCTCCATGAGAGCTATGATGACTGCTGGTACTGCTCTAGAGCGTAACCACATTGCTGCCTATAATTGTTCTTACCTGCCTGTTGACAGTCCTAGAGCCTTTGATGAGTGTCTGTATATCCTCATGCATGGTACTGGTGTGGGCTTCTCTGTTGAACGACAGTACATCAACCAGCTTCCTAGAGTTCCTGATACGATAGAGGAAAGTGAAACGACTATCATCGTACAGGATAGCAAGGAGGGATGGTTCAGAGGCTTCAAGGAGCTTATAAACCTACTCTATGCTGGCATGTCACCTCGTTGGGATATGTCCAGATTACGCCCTGCTGGTGCCAAGCTGAAGACCTTTGGCGGTAGAGCTAGTGGTCCCGAACCTCTTGATGATCTGTTTACATTCACATGTAATCTGTTTAAGAAATCTTCTGGTCGTAAACTAACTAGTATTGAATGTCATGATCTGATGTGTAAGGTTGCTGACACGGTGGTAGTAGGTGGTGTTCGTAGATCAGCCCTGATCAGCCTCTCTAATCTCTCTGATGATCGTATGAGACATGCCAAGTCTGGATCATGGTGGGAGACAGATCCTCACAGAGCCTTAGCTAACAACTCTGTATGTTACACAGATGGATCGGCAGACATGGGATCGTTCATGAGAGAGTGGACAGCCCTGTATGAAAGCAAGTCTGGTGAACGTGGTATATTTAATCGTAAGGCTGTACAAGAGCAAGCTGCTAGATATGGAAGACGAGATGCTGATATTGATTATGGAACCAACCCTTGTTGTGAGATCATCCTTCGACCTAAACAATTCTGTAACTTGTCTGAAGTTGTTGTGAAATCAAATGATACTGCTGAAACTTTACAAAGAAAGGTAGAGCTTGCTACTATCCTAGGTACGATACAAGCTTGCTTCACTGACTTCAAAGGTCTTAGTAGACAATGGTCTCGTAATACAGAAGAAGAGAGGTTGTTAGGTGTATCATTAACAGGTATACTCGATAACAAGATGATGTCTAATCAGACTAACGATGATCTTGCAGTTCTCTTATCTAATCTTAGACTCATAGCAGTATCTACTAATATTAAGTGGTCTAAACATCTCGGTATTGAACCTTCTGCTGCTATAACTTGTGTTAAGCCTAGTGGTACAGTCAGTCAGCTTGTAGATGCTGCTAGTGGTATCCATCCCAGACACTCTGAATATTATATTCGTACTGTCAGAGCAGATAAGAAAGATCCTCTCACTCAATTCATGACAGAAAAAGGGTTTCCCGTAGAGGATGAAGTATCTAAACCACAATCAATGTCTGTCTTTAGTTTCCCCATGAAGTCACCTAAAGGTGCGTTGACAAGACATGATCTCTCTGCTATAGATCATTTAGAAATATGGCAAATGTATTCTGACTATTGGTGCGAACATAAACCTTCCATTACCATCTCCGTACAAGAAGATGAATGGATGGATGTAGGTGCCTATGTTTATAAAAACTTTAATCTAATGTCAGGTATTAGTTTCTTACCCATGACAGAACACACTTATAAACAAGCTCCTTATCAAGACTGTGATAAAGAAACGTATAACAAACTCCTAAGTCAGATGCCTAAAGAAGTTGATTGGAAACTTCTATCACAGTTTGAGGTAGATGATAATACACATGGTAGTCAGACTTTAAATTGTACTGGTGATGTGTGTGAGATAGTTGATATCGTTAATTAAGGAGATTAATAATGAAGATACCATTAATACTTTTATTGTTAGGTGTAGGGTTTATAAGCTTCAAGCCAGCCCTAGCTGGTATAGGGGTTATAGATTGGCCTAAGACATGTGTGCTATCTGATGGAATGTACACAGAAGAAGGACATTGGGTAGATAATAATGGAAAGGTATCTGCTCATGGTTCTCTTAATGATGCTTTGAAGTGTGTACTGATGGCTAGCTTACCAAAATCTGTGTTTGATCGTCTTGGAAAGTATGGTGATCAAGCTGTTAAAGATATTATTGGTGACAAGCCTTATACTCAAATAGACTCCATGAAGAAAGATGCAGATAAAGAATAATCATGTTATATAAATCAAAAACTACTTGGCTTTCTCCTTCTGAAGAAATCTCTATTCTTAAAAAGAATATAAGAGATCTTCAAGAACAATTACAGGAATCTTATAAGAGAATTAAAGAATTAGAAAAAAATAATGAAATGGGATTTAATCAAAATGACAGAGCAAAAAGAGAAGATTAAAATTCACCTAAAAGGTATGGAGATGGAATTAACCTATCTCCTTGATAACTTAGGTAATTACCACAGAATACAAAGAAAGAATGTACAAGAGTATCTTAGTGGTAGGATAGAAACACTAAGAAATGATATTAAAGATGTTTCATTTGCTGAAACAGTACTAGATAAGGAGCCACCTGTTGTCAAAAAGAAAACAGGGTAGCCATAAAGCCACCCTGTTTAAGATAGGTGTATGTCTAAATGAATCTGGTCATCTAGAAATAGTTCGTGAGTCTCTTCATCCTAACGATTGGTTGTCTACTATAGACAACACTATCCCCTCCTATGAAAACAGAGAGCTAATATATACTTTCCTCAAGTATAGTGAAAACTTACTAGATGAGGTTGAACAAAGTCTAAGAACATTTAGCTCTCAGTTTAAACCCCTAGACTAAACCACCATCGTACATGGGCTTTGCAGATGCCTGTACCATGCCGCCATCGTACATGGGTATTACTTGACCGCCCTTATTAAAAATTCTTGAAACTCCTTCAGGAGTAGTTTGAATCTTTAACTTAGGTGTTCTACGAGATTCTTTATTTTTGATAGCACGTTCTAAAGCCTTTCCCTTTTTGGGTACAAAAAAGTCTGACAACTTAGGCTTCGTTGCATTTCTAGCAAGAACTAACCCACCTATTTGTATAAGTAGGTCAGCATCAAATACAGGTTGTCCTACATTCTTTCCTGATTTTGTATAAAAAAATCCATGTCTTTCTGGATTAAATCCTACTTGAATCCATTCTTCATTATTAGGATCAAGAGATTTTTCTAATATATTATTATCTATAACATACTTTCTAGTATCTTCCGGTGATATGTTTTGCCAATCACCTTTCATAGTAGCAAAGGGGTTTTTTTGTTTTCCTTTTGCAACTTTTAAACTAGGAGTAGTATGTGGATTGAACTCTACATTTTTTAATACTGCTGTCTTACCATACATCTTTGTCTCATTCTGAGACTTGTCTGTCATGGTTAAAACCCATTCATCAAAATCATCATGAGCAGGGATATCTATACGGACCCAAACTCTTGTACCTTGTTTAATATTTCTATTAAACCCTACTAGTCCTTTATCTCTTTTATCTTTCGTTAAAACAGCAGATACTTTTTCAAAGCTACTCAATTCAGGTACTTCAGTTATAGGATTTATAGGTAATTCTTTTTTAGCGAATGCTCTATACTGTCTTCCTGTAATTCTGTTACCTGCTTTTATTCCAAGTTGCTCTACAAATTCAGGAGTTAGTTCTTCTACTTCTTTATTAGTCCATTTTTCACCTGTCTCTAATTTAGCTGCTACTTTTTGTAGTATAGGCTTTCGTGGTGTTTTAAAGTCACCAGCTTGTACTGATATTTTCTTTGATAGTTCTTTAGAACTAAGAGTTTCATCAACTACTTCTGCTCTAGGTATATTATCAATATTGGAACTCAAAAGTTCGACAAATTCATCTGGAGTATATATAGTACTTCCTTCTCCAGCAGGACTTGGATCAATCAGACCAACTCCCGGTATTCTTCTAACAGCTTGTTTAATCGCTCCTCTAGCTAGTTTCTTAGCTCCCTCTACAATAGCAGTTCCTGTCGATGTTGGTTCTTCAGGAACTTCTATCTGTTCTGCTTTTTGTCTTAACTTTAGAGCCTCTTCTCTAGTATCACCTCCATCCACCATACGCACCACACCGCCATCGTACATAGGTATTACTTGACCGCCTTTATTTTTCTCTACTATAGCATTAATAAGTTGTCTTTCATCTCTAATGGCATATTGGTTATGTCCATAAGACCATTTTTTTAAAGGGTCTTTTTCAATGGAGGGACGATCTCCGAAATCATCTAAAGTTATCATACCACCAGCATCTACAACATTTTTTGCAACTAAAACTTCACCTTTCTTTAATCTTCTAGCTGCTCCGTCAAACTCAACTTTATTAAAAAAGTTTTGCGAACTTTTTCCATAAGTTCTAGTAGGAAATTCTATTACTTTATTAGCCCTTATAAAAAAGGGAATTAATGTATCTCCAAAAGTAGAAGATGTATAAGGATTATCAGAAAGAAAAGTAGCATAATTTTTTCTATGTTTTCCTTTTAAAATATCCTGATCTTGAATAGGATCATCCCAAAGTTTCGTTCCTCTAAATAGTAGAACAGGCTCACCATCAGAATCTAATAAAATATTCGGATATTTTTCTAGAAGCTTTGGTATAGTATCTTTTTTAATTAAAGAACTAGGTTTGCCAAACTTTTTTATATAATCACTTTTAGGAATAACTGGAAGTTTTTCTTGTGGTACTGCTGAATATTCTCGCCATTTAGTGCGTACATGATTTTCATATGTTATATCTGACTGAAAATCATCATAAAATTGATTCCATAAATCTCCTACATACTCATTACCAGATTTTTTTAAACCAACAATTTTATCTGGTGGTGTCATATTTATATGATAAATAATATTATCTATATCTGATTCAGAAATACCATCAGCATCTAACTGCTGTATTATCCTTGATGCTAGATCAGAAGTATCTGGATTATCTTTAGTAATTTCACCAATAATATTATCTATAACCATAGGTAACTTTTCTTGTAAATGGTCTTTAAGAGGTTCTGGACGAAAACCTTTATCCCATCCAGATTTTCCAGACCACTGATCCCTAAAACTTTCTAATTTTTTCGTGTCCTTAATACTTAATTTTTTCTAGACTTCATCTGGAGTATATATAGTACTTCCTTCTCCAGCAGGACTTGCATCTTTAAATTTAGAACTTACATTTTTTTCATCGAATATAGAAGCTTCAATTATTTCATTTGTTTCTTCATCCACTATGAAAATAGAATCATAACCTTTACTAATTGCAGTATCTACAGGGTTTTCTTTTCCTTGTGTAATATCAAGAACTTCTAATAGTTTTCCTTGTATAGAACTATCTGTTTTATTAAAACGAATTATTAAAGGATTTTTAATATTAACTTTTACAGGGTGTATATTTCCACCCAAAGCTTCTCCTTTAATCCCTCTCATAGCAGCATACTTAGGGTCTGGGGTAATGTATAATCCTCTATCAAGACTTCCTTCTGTACATGCTCGTAAAGCTCCCCCTTCTAAGTCTGTAGCTGTAGTTCCATGATAAAAATCTAATTTGTTTATATCTTCTACAGATATTTTTTTAGAAAATATTTTATCTAAAGTTTCTTGAAGATACTCTTGACCAGATTTATCTAAACCAAAAAGTTCATGTGTTTGTGTATCTTTTAAATATTCTAAAATATCTGGAAGTTGTCCAAA